GTCCTTGACCACAACCCAATTCCAAAATAGTTTTATTCTGAAAAAATTCTTTTCCAAAAATTTTTTCTATTTTATTTAATCTAGTATTTCTCCAAATCTCATAGTGTTGCAAATCAAAAACTTGAGGAGTAAAAGCTTGTTCCATAATTATACCTTGTCCATTTCTACGTAAGCACCTTTTGGTGTGTGCATTAAAGTTTTGTGAATATTAAATTCTTTCCAATTCAACCTTAGATTTCTTATGTGTTGTTCAGTGATAACATGAGGACACAATAAATCGGTTTGTTTATATAATTCAGAAATGAAACAAATAATTTTTGTAAAGAATAACATTTGTCCTACACTACCAACTTGCATTAAGTCTCCTGTTCCTTGACCTAGGTGATTTCTATGAGCAATAGTATAGAAAGTTCCCATCTCAAAATCAGGAAGGTCCTCATGAAAAACCATATCTGGTCGCATACGAATAACTAGATCATAATTTCCTTGCAATTGTGCCATATGTTTTTCAACCAAAGAAAACCCCTGATGCATTTTATAATACATCGAAAGTATATTTTTTGGCCTGTGAGCAAAATTTTTAAAATATGTTGCACACTGTTCAAAGTGTTGATTAAAATCGTTCCAATATTCTTTTACAAAGTATAGAGGTTTATAAGTATCAATTACTTCTTGATCTATAATTTGTGGTGTGCCTTCAAAGAAACCTTTTTCATTTTGTTTATCACCAGGGATCCACCAGCCTTCTTCGTCCCAAGTATGAATGAATATATCTGGATTGTAACGATCAATTATTTTTTCTTTGAAATTAGGAAAGACTTCTTTCCAGCACCTTAGGTGCCCAGTTAGTACGACAGCAACTCTCATATTTTATGGTTCTCCAAAAAGTAATTTAAATCTTCTGGTGTTCCTATTCCCCACATTCTTTCGATGTGTTTAGTTCTTATCTTTTTACCATCACCAATAGCTTCATTAAAAACTGGACATACATAGAATTCATTATTGACACGAATGTTTTTTTGTATCATCTGTTCAGCATACTTAACATAGTCACTACCTTGTTTCCAATAATATATTCCTACCGTTGCGATATTTGATATTGGTTTTTTCTCTGCAACTTCTGAAACAAAACCATTTTCATCCAATTTAGCAAAAGACCATTTTGGATGTGTAGCCTCAAATGTGACTATACCACCATCGATTGTATCAGCAGTAAATGCATATAAACATTCATTAGAATTCCACTCAACGAATTGATCTGAGTTTGCCATCAATAAAGGTTCACCATTATTGATAAGTTCTTTTGCGAGTAACGTTGTACATGCAGCACCTTCTGTTATACCATCGACTTGAATTATGTCGCAACCAGGAGCAATAAGGTTCAACAATTGTTTTAGATTATACTTTTCGTAGTGTTCTTTTTGTACAATAAAAATAAAATGTGCTTCGACATTAAGGTTTTCTACAACAACTTGAATCATTGGTTTTCCACGAACTTCAATTAGAGGTTTTGGAAAAGTATAACCTGCTGCAGCAAATCTACTACCGGCACCTGCCATTGGTATTAACACATTCATTTTTTTATTTCTCCATGGTATATTTGTTTTCTTGACACCATTCAATATATCGATGGCATCTTGTATTTTATCTTTAGTCAAATCATAAGAATCTTTGATAGGAATTAAATGTCCACCAGAATTCAAAGCACCTTCTCTTCCAATATGGCTATCTTCGAAAATAACAGTAGTTTTAGGTAGAGCATTTAAGACGGTCATACACTGCCAATACATTTCTGGGTATGGTTTTGGTCTCCTAACATCTTCGTTACTTACAAAATAATCTACAAATTCTAACACACCAATAGAAATTAAAGCAAGCTTTACTGTTTCACGTATAGAATTGCTTGCAACAGCAATTTTTATACCCTGTGATTTTAAGAAACTAAAGAAATGAATTAAATCAGGACTTTTAGGAAATTTTTTTACCAAATCGAAAGTCGCAGTCTGTTTATCTTGCCAAACTTGATCGTAAACACTAGTTGGTAAACCTTTTCTTTCTGTCAACATTTCAAGTTTACGTGTGGTATTAAGACCATCATAAACACTGAGGTGTTCTTCTCGATGAATTATATACTTTTCATCTACTTTTCTTAATGCATCATTAAGTGCGTGATAATGCAGTTCACGCGACTCAATTAAAACGCCATCCAAATCAAAAATTATTAAATTATTTCGCATCACGATGTACCTTATTATGTCTTACTATACTTTTTCCATTACAAACATACTTGTATCTATGTCTAACTCGGAGAGACCATTCAACGTCATCAGCTTGACCCCAGCTTAATTGTTCATTGAAAGGATTATCAATAATCAATTGTGTCTTTGCAACAACAAAACCTCCAGATTGATACATGAATTGTACATGCGACCAGTCATCATAATTTAAAGATGTGTATCTGGGAAACAAAGGTGAATCCCAACAAACCCAATCTGTAAAATGTCTTTTACCATTGATTAAATACTGTGGACAAGAACTAATATCCCAATCATTTCCAAATTCTAGAAAACCTTTATACCAGTTTTCATCGAATGTAAAATAATCATGCATCAAAACAATATTCTGAAAATTAGCAGCTCGAGCTAAAAGATTTTTCTTTCTCGTTATCCAAGCAGGTTTAGCAGATTCATCAAAGTAAATATACCTTTCATACTTTGATCCTTCTTTTTTCTTTTCACCTATAACTAGAACTTGATAGTCGCCACCATTTTCTGTTATTTTTAAATTGTGAATAGAATCTATGACTTCTTTTAATTTTTCTTCATCATCATATTTCGTAAGAATACCAAAGGTAAAATTCATACTAACCTCATAATGTCATCAACTGTATTTTTTATCATGTGATTTAATGTTACATATTCGTATGCAGTTTCAATTTGATCTTGTTTATTACCATCAAAATCTAAAATATATTCACGAAGTTGATGATCGTTTTCATAAGTAAATCCGAATTCTTTCATTAGATTTGCGCCAGCAATTTTTCTGGAAGCCCAAGGAGTTTTATTTAACATAGATTCTAGAAGCACTAGACCAAACCCTTCACTAAAGGAATGCATAATATATAAATCAGAATCACGAATAGCCGATAAAACATCTTCTCTATCTTCCACCATAAATGTCTTAACATATTTCGTATCGTTTGGACGAATGTTATGTCTGTTGTCGTAACCAGTCAATACTAATGTGGCATCATCTCTTCCGATGTCATCAAATATTTGTGCAAGTTCATTCATTGCTTTATTTGGCCAGAAACCTCCACAAGACAAAAACATATATTTGGTTTCTATGCCATACTTCTCTCTAAAACCTGGCATACCAACTGATATCTTTTCATCTATACCATGAATAACTCTAACACACTTATCCATGTGATTATGTTTTTTCAACAAATCATAATCTTCTGGTGCAGAACAACCTAGGTACTTTACAGTATTCATCGCATGAATATAAACAGGACTTTCAGATGGTTTTATAATCATGAATAGTATTGGTGAAGGTATTCTTTCTGCATTCATCAATACTAAATTCTGTAAACCAACATCACCACCATGAACAATAATCAAATCGAAATTTTGTCCCAATATGTTTACATCTGAAGTAACTTTTACTCCATTCAAATCACCTTTATGCTCTCCAGTAAAAACAGAAACGTCATGCCCTCTATGAACACATTCTTCGGCCATATCTCTAACATAATTCTCAGAACCACCAGGATAAGGAGCATAACGATGAACTACAAACAATAATTTCTTCATGCAAATTTTTCCTCTATGACCTTCCTCATTTCAGGTACACGATCATACTGATGTACAATATGATATTCTAATCCGGTTGACGTTACTACTTTACCATTTTCTAATTTTGGTTTTGGTTCTAAAAGCACAGGATCAAATTGAGCAGATTTACTTGGGTCGCCTGTTGTTCCTAATTGACACGCCCAACCATCTTCTGATCTTGCGTATTTTGAAAGAGAGGTATATGGATTTTGACTCACCATAAAATTAAAAGTAGACTGATCGCAAATAGGAATAGGTCTATTCATACAAGACACAAAAATATTCAAAGCCAAATCACGAATAGCATAACCATGTCCAGCTAAAACACCAACATTAAATATTTCGTTATTTTTAAACTGTTCGTATATATATGGACCAAAAGTTTCTTTTAGATTTTGATCACCCCAAGGTTCATCTTTGTAGAGAATACTTTCTGAAGCAAAGACTAAATTTTTAGAGATACATTCAGCTTCAAGGTATTCAATAGGATTTTTTTGAAATACTACATCTTTAACATCAGTTGTAATAACATATCTGTAATCTCTGTTCTTTAAATAGTTGTAGATATGTAAAAATCTTTCGGTGTGAACAGGCATTGAAGATGAATAGGATAAGTTTCCCGAATCATCTTGATTGAAACCTATTATACCAAAACCGGCATCTGTAATTTTTTTAACAGTATCAGCATCGCAATTCATCAAGATTAAAACTTTATCACCTTCGAAACCCGAAGCATTGATAGAATTGATCCAATATTTTAACTTAGACCAATCATAATTGGTGGAACATCCTATAATCAAATCTCTCATTTTTTCCTCACAAAAATATATAAATAGGTGTAGGTCACCGAATTCGCAGTTCGTACCTACTCTAACATGAAAGGACCATGTCAGCATGATTATTTATAAAATAACCAATAAGATCAATAACGACTTTTATATCGGTAAAACCAAAAACAGTTTAAATAAGAGGTTTTACCAACACAAGTATAACGCATATAACAAAGAAAGTCAAACACATATTCATAGAGCAATACGAAAATATGGGTATGAAAATTTCATTATTGAAAAAATCGATGAAGCCGAAACACTCAACGATCTGAACCAAAAAGAAATTGCAATAATTAAAAATCTTTCACCAAAATATAACATGACTAAAGGTGGTGATGGGGGTGATGTTTCTAAATCAGAAAATTATATAAAATCATTAAGAAACAGATCATACCAACACTCCGACGAATCAAAAGAAAAAATACGCAATGCTCATTTAGGTAAAACTAAACCTGTACTAACAAAAGAACATAAAAACATTATCAGTAAAAGTAATACGGGACGTAAACATCCTCCTCGTTCAGACGATTGGAAACTTAAACAGAGTTTATCGCAGAAAGGTAAAAAAAGAAAGCCTTTTTCAGAAGAACATTTAAGAAAATTAAAAGAGTCTGCCAAAAAAAGAATTATTACAAAATAATTATATATTCTTTATATATTTCTTAAACCTTTGAACTTTTTGTCCTGGTGTATCTTCTATATATTTTCTTGTGGTTTCAGGTCTACCCCATTCTCCTGCTCCAGCTTTTGAAACAAATTCTTGTTGTTCATTCATACTCTTAAACATCTGTATTCTAGATTCTTGTTTCTTTACCCATTCATCAGATGGTTTACCCTCGCCTTTATAATATGCAAGAGGTCTTTGAGTTTTCTTAGAAACTAAAGCCCAACGACCATTTACTTGTTTTAACATTATGCAGCCTTTGCCAAATTTTTATCGTGATAGTCTTTGATTGCTGCTTTAATAGCATCTTCAGCTAAGATTGAACAATGAATCTTAACTGGTGGTAGAGCCAACTCTTCCGCAATCTCGGTGTTTTTAATTGCACCTGCTTCTTCAAGCGTTTTGCCCTTGACCCATTCCGTGACGAGCGACGAGCTCGCAATCGCACTCCCGCAGCCATATGTTTTAAATTTCGCATCTGTGATTATTCCCTCTTCTACTTTTATCTGCAATTTCAAAACATCACCGCAAGCCGGAGCTCCAACTAATCCTGTTCCGACACTTTCATCACCCACATCAAACTTACCCACATTTCTTGGATTTTCGTAATGATCTAATACTTGAGTTGAATATGCCATTTTAACCTCTTGTTAATTTAAGAATCTTTTGTATTTGATCTTCAACTAATTTTTTTCTGTTAGGCCAATATATGTATTCTTTATCGGATGTTTGCAAAAGTTTTGTGAAGAAAGGCAAAACCAATTTCTCTACTTGTTGTAATCTGACTTGAAACTCTTCTGCGGTATCTGCCTTCTCATTGATTACTGCGTTATACTCTTCCTCAGAAACAGCGGAGAAACCAAAATCATCTGAATCTGAATAAGAATCTATAATTTTTTGTATATCGTATGCCATTATTTGCTCCAATTTTTTGCGGTATTAAAGTTGGTCTGACTAAATTCTAGTCGATCAACTAACTTCAATGCACCACCACTTATTCTATCTACTGCCACAAACCCTTCGGGACCAGTAACTCTATAACCATCTTCGGTTCTAACAAAAGTATCTACTGAAGATTTGATTGATTCCAATTTTCTTATTATCATTAACTTAGCATCAACTATTAGATTCATCAAATCAAAAACAGATTTTAATTGATTGACACTTCCTCTATAGAATCTCATCACTTCATTCTTTTCAGCAATCCTTTTCTTCTTTGTATCTTCTTTCTTTGCAGCAAGTATTTCTTTGTTCAATTTATCTTCAATATATTTAATTAATTCCGAAACGTGTTGACTCGTATTCGTTATCTTTTGTCCTGATCTTATTTTGGTATTATTGAATGTCTTAATTTGTTCTTTAAATATTCCGGAAGATATTCTATTTAACACGACAGGATTTATGGTCTGAAAAACTTTGCCTGCTTGAGACAATATAGATGTCACTGCTTGCGTTTCTTTTTCTGTAAATGTCGCAGTGCCAGATGCATCAACGAAAGAAGCATCACGGAACCAAACATCTTTAGTTTGTGTTAGGTTTCCAATGTCGATATTGAAAGAGGCTTTCAATGTATCTATAGTTCTTCCAGAATAAGATGTGTGAAAAACTATTCCCATTTGAGAGGCCAACATTCTTTTAGCCATAACTGAATCAACTGGTACTGCATACACAATAGTATTTGGTTGAAACTTTATATACTTTTGTCCATCAATAGTTTCTGATTGTATATCACCTTTTGTAAACAATAAATCACCTTGTAGTATACCCTTAATACCAAGTTTTGGTAAAAAGGCCAATGCTATTTTTAATTTATCATTCAGTCCACTACCAGGATGATTTCTATCAATATCATCATCGGTGTAATTCAATTTACCATCTTTATTGAAAACAGATTTCGTTCCAACAAAAAACTTTCCGTTTTCTGGGTTTGCTCCACATATAATAGCAGGAGCACCATCCCATTTTGTTGTAATGTTTACTTTTGATTGTGAATGTCCTGCTAAC